TTACCAGTAGCATTGTCTAATCCTTGTGGCTTATCACCCATAGCACCATAGACCCCTATTGGCCTACCTTGATTCTTATGATCGCATATTGAGCCTTTAATTGGCATATTAGATTCAAATAGCCTATGCCTACGAACCTTTAATCCGAATGATGATCCGCATAGTTGTACTGGATCAATCAATGGGCTACCAACTACATTCTCAATTATGTATGGCTTACCGGATGCAATTAAGGCTTCTCGAGTTTCAGGAATTAAATCTAATTTACTTGTTGAATTACCCTGAGCATTACGCAAGTGTTTAGTTATGCTGTGCGTCTGGCATGGTGGGCTTGCATGGATTACATCAAATTGATCAATGTAATTTTCATCCCTTAAGATATCTAAAACATTAGCCCTTAAATAAGTAAATGGATATCGCTTGCCATGTTTAAGATCTACGCCAAATACTTCAAATCCAGCCTTAGCATAGCCAACTGACGCTCCACCAACTCCACAATAAAGGTCTAATAACTTCACTTAGATTTACCAGCCCATCCATCACCTTTGAAAACCAAGCCCGGTGCAGAGTACAACCTATTCATAGCAATCTTGCATTTAGGGCAATCCATTCCTGGATCATCTTCTTTGTAAGTCCTATGAACAGATCCAAAGGTTCCGCATTCTCTACAGCTGTATTCATATGTTGGCATTATTTAGCTCCAATCAATTCGCATGTGTGGCACGCTTTGGCTGCAAACTTCCACATACCACACTTTTCGCATCTAGCAATATCTGAGTCAGGAACATCCAATGCTTCAACGACATTCTTGACTCCTACACATCCGCAATCCATACATTGATATAACTTGAAACCATCTGGCATATCGGTAGCATCGAGCCATAAGAACTCGGTGTCGCGTTTGCAACCATTACATTTGAACCTAGTTGGATTCGTCATAATTGATCAATTCGTGGCATTTGAAACATGTGCCATCCTTAAAGATCCGGTCGTCATCGCATACTTCGCATTTGACAATTGATTCCTCTAAATGCACACCATTATCATCCATGACAACTTGTAGGCCTTTACCATTTATGAAGGCTATGTATCCCATTACTCAACTCCTTCAAAGAACCATTTGCCATTAGCTGTCATCTTTGCCCATTTAGCATGTTCGGTAACTTTACCTTTGCAAACATAACCATAATATGGCTTACCTGTCTTAGATATGCCTTGCTTCAAAATATGACCATGTTCGCAAGCTGGTGGTTCATTTGGCGTTGATGCACCAATTTGATCTACTACCTCAGCAACTGACCAAGTTTGTGGATCTTCTTGCTTATTCTCAACTGCAAATGACGCTCTTAAAGCATCCTCAACTGCTGCTGATTTTGAACCTGGTGATCCGTAACGCCTTTCCTGTAATTTCTTTTCGTATTCATTTGGCTGATTATTATTTACCTTAGCCATCTCTTCTCTCGAAGCGCGTTTGCCTTTAGCTGCGAAACCAGCATTTGCGAGCGCACGACCGATCGCTGAAGTCTCACAATTCTCCAATGCAGAAGTGCTATTAACACCCTTTTCCGTAATGATTTCAAAAGCAAGACCAGTTGCGCATGGCTTCTGATCAGCTTCAGTTTTGAATATCTTGGCAAATACAATGAACCGCTTGTCATTCGCTTCAATGAGTTCAGTCTCGATACGATTATCAGGGTATTTCTCATGCCATTTTTCCAATCTTGATTCAACTGTTTCGTAGTTATCTAAATTAAACATTATTCCTTCCATTCAAAATCTTGGTCTTGGACGGCTTCGAGTACTGTCCTATAGATAGCTCCATAGGCGACAAAGTCTTTAATTGAGTCGTAATGATCTGGAGTTTCAGTAAGCCTAGAAACCTTGACCAACGCCATACATAAAGCAGCTTGGTGTGGTGTGATTGGGAAATCAAGATATGCACTCCACAATCCTGCGATTCTTTTGTGATTGTAGTACGGATGTCCATAGACACTTCCGCGCTCTTGGATCGTAGTAATGACTTCATTTAATAAATCCTCAGTTTTTGTCATAATCAAAAACCTGATCTGACTTGTTTTGCACCATTCGGCGATGTAATTCCCAGCCATCTTTTCGGCCACGCCAATAATGTGTTTGTTTGCGATCCTCTATTTTTAAGGCTACAAACCAATAAAGGGTAATAAACCCAATACATAAGTAAATTGCTGTTTCCATTTGTTGCTCCCGTTCCGCAAAACATTTGTTTGCGTTGGGATTAGTATGACGATATTTACCGACAGTTAAACCATTTTTTGGCGTGTCGTTTATAACGATTAGATAACGCTAATATCCTCAAAATCGTCGATATGGTCATCAATCGTCCGATCCCTATAATCGGTTTCACGCCCCATAACTCTTTCCTAGAGCTGTAAATGATCCATCTTTATTGATTGGGATAAGTGTTGGAGTCATGTTTTTGCCATTCCATTCAAGGATGGCTATGCCCATTTGCCAGTTGGCTAGACCCTTTGTATAGGATGCTTTAGCCTTATTCATAAGGTTGCCCACCTCAATGCCATATAAAGGCCTGTAATGGCCTCCTAAGCCCTCAGAAAAGGCTGACATACCTAACTTATGGGTGTGGCCACAAACTACGCTCTTACCGGCCTTTCTGGCCAGATTTAGGGCAGTTATACCGGCATTAGGATTTGAGTTACCTTCATCGCCATGAGCCAAGATCCAGCCCTTCTCAAATTCATAGAATGATTTATGGAAGGTTATGCCTAAAGAATCAAAATCCATGAACTTGGAGTATTGCAACTCAGGTAGGCTGATTAAGCCCGGTACTTTTAATAAAGTGTTATATAGGCGATCAGTATGATTACTGCGGACAATATGAGCCTCTTTAGCATTCTCAGTTAAAGCCCAAAGGATTTCTTGAGTTGCTGTCCTATCATCATCAAGGGTTTGTTGATAAGCCAAAGGTGTTTTCTCAGCCCATCGAGAAATGGTTTGAAAATCAATCTCATCACCCACACATAATACTGAATCAAACTTTTCTTTTCTAGCCAGCTTAATAACATTCTTGACAGCTGTTTCATGGTGGTACGGAATTTGCAAATCACTTATTACTAAGTATCGCTTAATCGTCATCCTCATCGTCAGTTGGATCTATGGAAGGAATAATCCCGCCATCGCCTACAATCCAATCAGGGAATGTTTTATGTTCAGTCATAAGCCAAAAAGCATGTTCAGGCGTAAATCCTGCTTTTCTGGCTGCTTTATAGCATTCATGTAGAGCCATGTAATGTTGATCAATTTTACTTAATGGCTCAGGAGTGTGGCGAACTACTCTCCGATTAACCTTTTTGCGTGGTGTGCGTTTTCGTGTGTTCGCCATGATTAAATTATGACTTGCTAATTATTGTAAACAGATCATCGACACGCTTTTCTAGTCGATTTAATTGATCTTTCATAGATGACCCTGAGTTGGGCTTTAACTCTGAAAGGTAAGACTTAATAACCCAACGCAGAGCCACTAATAAACTTGTTGCAATTGCGCAGACGCCAACGCCAAAGGCAACCCATTCGTTTGGACTCATTTTTCACTAAGACCATAATCTACTTCGCTCCCGGACTTTGGATCTAACGCCTTTGCTATTGGAGCAACAACTGCACCAAGCAAGGTTGCATAAGCTGGATGAATGTCAGCCACTATTGCTAAAGCAACTGTTATTCCACTAGCTGCAACAGCTCTCAAATATGACTTAATTGCTGCTTTGTGTTTTTTGGTTAGTTTCATTAGTTGCCTTTCAGTAGTGGGATGTCGAACTTATGACCAGGTTGATTTGGCTTAAAAGAAATATGGATATGTTTTTCATGTGGGTTTATGCCTTTATATGCAACCCAACGCCATAACGATTTTCTTGAGCATATTTTCCTGCTAAAGATTATGTAAGATATACGCTTATCTTTTTTTGCTGTGAGTCGAAGCTGATCTGCCAAAGCATGAGCAATCCCTTGTTCGTTAGAAAGGCCAGCGTCAATATCGAGCGCACAAACTTCTCCGTTTGATCGTGGGTTGTGATCCGACTTGGTTGTTCGTAATGCATGTTTAGAATCACCAATCCACCCATCGCTGCGCTTATCGCGATCCAACCATGTTTCATTTATCTGGTCGCGTAGCGTTTGAGCAGCTTTAGATAACCAAGGCTTCATTAGCCAAGTAGCAATTTTGCTTCATCGGCAGTTAAACCTAAGCGATCAAGAATTGCTTGGCGTGCTGCTTGTTTTGCTTCTGCCTCTGCTTTTTCATTGGCAATTACTTGTTTAATTGCAGCATCAATTTCTTTTTGAGTTGGTGCTTGACCTTCTAAATCATCCCACTTAATTGTACTGTAATCATTATCTGTAAATGAAAATTGAGCAGTTGGCCTAAGTAATCTGATTGCTTTAACTAAATCATTCATTACGCACCTATTTCAAATAAAGTAATTGTTGAAATTCCATCATTAACTTGAGCGGTATCACCCACATCGCCAATTCTTACTTGAGTTTTATATGTAGTGCTAGATGTAGTCGCTGGGCTATCTAAATAAGTTCCTGCAACAATACCTTTTGTATCAACAGCACTTCCATTTGATACATAAATATAAGAAGTTTCATAACCACTAGCACCTGGAGAATAAATTGCTGTTGATCCTCTTAACAATCTTATTCCAGATTTTGCTTCGTTTCCAGAACTTGACGAAGAGCAAGTTTGACTAAACATCACTAAAACTTTACTTGTGGCCAATGTTGGAGTTATTGATGCGCTTAAATTAGTATCAGTAAAAGTTTGGCTTGTAACTGAAGTTACAGTTGTGCTTGTTGCTTGAACTACTTGTAAAACTTTTCCACCCGGCGGGGTATCCCATTTCAAACCAGTTGCCGTAGATGAATCTGCCATTAAAACTGTATTGTTAGCACCAACTGCTAATCTTGCAACTGTGTCAGCTGCGGTTGCTGCAATAATATCGCCTTTAGCATCAACAATAGTTTTAGCAATTGCAGCACCTGCGTTATTAAAAACAGTTGTATCAATTGCGGTTCCAAGTGTGCGGATTGCACTTGCACCATCTTTGACTAGATCGGTGTCTGCTGGTGTTGTCCAGCCATAATTGGTAGTTGTTGGCATTTTATCCTTTTCCTATCAGGCTACTATTGTAGCGTACTCCCAAGTCAATGTTGGGTCTATTGTGTTCCAAGCCTCTGTTATTGGCGTGGTATTCCAACGCATCGCCACTTGGCTAAATGCAGTTGGTGAAACATTGATTGTCAAAAACAGCTCATTAAATCGAGTGCTCCATGACCAGCCTTCAACATATCCTTGAAATGTGCCACCTGATATTTGGCTAGGTAGATTTCTGATATCAACCGGCATTCCCATAAACACGCCTAGTAAATCATCACGATCAGCGTTGTCAATTTCTGAGTTAGTTATTGGAAATGTTATTGATTGGAATGCTGGCTGTGGGTAGGCCCTTTGATCAATATAACGATCAGCAATAGCCTGAGCATCTACTGCACCTTGAACCCTTGAATTGATGGTTTCAGCTTTATAGCCATAAGTTGCAATTGATGTTGCGTCGGTAGCTGTAACCTGTGAATTAAAGTTATTGCCATAATTTATGTAAATGTCATTTCTAACATCTGCTGAACGCATAATCGTAGATAAGCCAGCACCTAAAGCATGACCAGCATCTAGTTCAACATAACCATTTGTAAGCAGATAGTTTTGCCTATGATCTGCATCGGCATACCCTATGTTTCCATTATTGGCTTCATAAATATAACCAAAGGCTGAATTAGCAATATCTGAAACAATGTTGTAAATGGTATCTACTGTTTGAGATTGAGCAGTCATTGTGTAAAGTCCAGGTTGGTCAATATCGCCTAATCCTAAATTGACTGCATTAGCCCAAGTTTCAGTTGCATCATAAGTTGACCATTGAGAAGCTGCTGGCACATCATTCCATGAACCTAATAAAACACTTGACAAAATGCCATAAATCTGATCGCCATCCTCATCTTGCGAGATATTGTCATCCCAAATTTCTTTAGTTAATTTAGCAAGTGAACCCATAGCTAACAATGTGTATTGAATAACTTTAGCCGCTGCCCCAGCATTTCTGACTTCAACAGTTATATCAGTAATATCGCCACCAAATAGGCTTACATAAGATGCTGAACTGTCTTTTATTTGTAAATCTAAACTGTCATTTATGTCAAAAGGTAAAGTTTGACCATTTAATGCAACTAAGGTTATTTGAATATAAGATGGAAGTGGCTGTTGGTAAATATCTGTTCTACCGGCTTGATGCTGAACATCGGCAATTGCTATGTCAGTATAATCAACACCACCGACAGTTAATTTCCAGTCAGGCGTAAAATCTGACATTATCTATCCCTTAATGCAGTTACGCTTCTAGCTGATTGAGCATTCAAGGTTGATGCAACAGCTCTAGCAGCACCCTCGCCATCAATAGCATTAACAGTCAAATAAAGTGGATTGCCTGATCCATAAGTAAAATTTGATCCACCTTTAGGGACTGTAGGTAAGGATGATCTACTGGCTGATGGGGCTGGATTTGGTAATGACCCAATATTTACACCTGGAATAATATTAACAACTCTAATGAGTTCATTTGCTAAAGATACAACTAAACCAATTGCTTCTCTAATAAATGTAATAAACCCTTGAATAATTCCAGATACAACACCAATAGCTTTACCAAATGACTCAGCATTTTTTTGAGTAGCAGTTAATGAATTACTTAAACCTGAATCTCCAGTTAATCCTGCAATAAATGCATTTAATGTTGGAATGCCTGTGTCGTTTAAGAATGTAATAAATTGCTCAACTGCGGGCAATAGGGCTAGGCCTAAACTTTCCTTAGCCTCATCAAATCCTACTTTTAAGCGATCGATCTTGCCCTGAAATGTTTCAGCATTTGTAGCTGCTGCGCCACCATATAGATCAGATAATTTTTGTTGAATCTCTGTGAAACTTAATGTGGCTAATTCTGTTTTTGATAAGCCTAATCCTAATCTGCCAAGTGATGCAGTATTGCCATCTTGAGCGCGACCTAAAGCATTGGCAACTGTTTCTAATTCAATTCCACGACCTTTTGAGATATCTAAAGCAAGGGCTAATAATCTTTGAGCCTCGCCTGTATCTTTTGTAGATACTGCCAATCTTTGCATGGCTGGACGCAATTGATCATCGGCCACACCTGTTGCTAAAGATGTCTGAAGGATAAAGTCCTCAGTTGCCCTTATTTGGCCTTCTGTGGCCCCTGTGGCGGTTCTTAATGCAGCAGCTAACCTTAACTGTGCCTGTTCATCCTCTATTGCAGCCTTGACCCCATCAATGGCTAATTTAGTACCATAGGCAACGGCAGCAGCAGCGGCTACAGCAAAAGCAGCAGCAGCCTTTTTTCCAAACTCTGAAATCTTGCTTGAGTTAGTTTCAACGGCTTTATCAGCATCGCCTAATTTCTTTTTTAGATCATCAACATCAGCAAGGATTGATAATTTTAATGTGCGATTACCGGTAGCCATTAGACCCATTCCTTAATAATTCGATCAAAACTTTGTTCCCACTTGTTAATCAATTCAGGCTGAATTCTGCGAAGGGTTGGATAAATGAACCATCCGCGAGATCCACGACCTTGCCGTCCAGAATATGCAGGGAACTGTTTGAATTTATTTGAACCAAACTCAATGCCACCCCATAGGGTTTGTGTAGTAGCACCACCTGAAAATTTTTGGCGTGCGAATCCATAACTGAATTCACCGATCTTGCTTGATTTAGAGATGCTAACGCCATCCGCGACTCTTTGCGCAACTTTGCCAGCCTTTGTTCTAGTTCTAGCTGACGCTTTAATTTCCTCAGATGCAAAATACGCCAGAGCAGCAGATTGACGGCGTGCTTCTTCTGTTGCTTGGTCATCCATAAGTTTGAAAGCCTTGTAAATATCGCGCAGGTCTTTTTTATTGTAGGCGATTGTTTCACTTGCCATACCTCTGCTCCAATACTTCTATCGCTGTCAAAATGTCGTCTGCGTCAACCCATTCACTCATTGGAATTTGTGTGGCTATTGCCAACTCAACCAATAATCTGTTTAGGCTTCCTGCTGGATGGCTTTTGGGTCTGCATCACCGACTATTACATCAGCAACTGTTTCCATCCATACTTCAAAACTTTTAACTGGCTTTCCTGCTGCTTCTCGCTTATGTGCGTTATATGCTAAAAACATCAGATCCCACATTCCAAGTTTATCTTTGGCTTGGCTTATGGTGTGGCCAGTTGATTTCTCCCATTTAGCCCACTCAGGCGGTTGGGCAATATAAGTTGCTTGCTCGCCTGAGTTATATTCAATTGTAATTGGTAACTTCATTTTTTTGCTCCCGTTTTATTTCTTAACTAAATGATTCTGCTGGCACGCCAATTACTTGGAATGATAATGCAACAGTTTGTGCATCTGGTGCTGCACCACCGGCTGAAGGCCATGATGGCAATACTTGGAAAGTAAATGTTGCACCTGAAGCTGCTGTCATTACTGTGCTGATTCCTGTGTTTGGTGCTGATTCAGCAACGCCCCATAGAATCTCACATAGAGATCCAGTTGCGCCCCAGTCTGCCAACATTTCAATATCAAATGTAAAGTTATTGTCAATAACTTTGTAAACTTTGCCATCAAGTGTTTCATAAGTCTGACGATCCATTTCGCCAGTTAATGTTGCGCTTGTAGCTTGTGCGTCGAATGTGTTACCACCAATTGTGAAGGTAACATCCCGACCTGTGATGACGGTGGTAGCCATTTCGCTCCTTAGTTAGTCTGTGTGTAGTAGGTTGAAACTCTTATATCAGCGATCAACATGGTTGATGCACCGATAGTAGTAACAGTAGGTCTTTCGACCTGTCCAACGATATATCCATTAGGAATTACCGCTAGAATGCTCATAACAAGTTGCTCGATATTGTCAAGCGAGGCTGGATTGCTATTGTAAGCAACTACAGCTGTAATCGTAAAGTTAATTTTAGTTTTAATAACCGCTTTATTGATTAAATCAAATTCTAAATATGGGCTATCAGGAACAACAACAACTGCTGGTGGAATAACTGTTTCAGGAACAAATGAATAAACATTTCCTGCAACTGGTGCTAATGCTGTGGCAAGTGGTTGTCTGACTGCACTTAAAATTGTTGATGCTGGCATTATTGGGCAATTCCCTCAGTATCTACATAAGGCCCTAAAATTCCAATTACTCTTGAATATAAACTTCTACCAATACGATATGGAGTGCTTGTAAAATCTACTCCTTCGATTTGTCCGCCCGCTGCGATTCTTGATTGAAAGACTTCGACTGATACTGCAAAGACAGCTGATCGAACAGATTGGTTTCCAACATAAGTTGATGCTGATGATAAAGTCGCGCTTCCACTTGGAATAACATTTGCTTCTGCGACATCGGCATTAGTGATTGCAGCTTGGAAGGTATATGCTCCAAGATCTGAGTCAAGTACTGTTCTTGTTCCATTGTATGGGCTTCCACATCCTGCGATAACGACTGATTGTCCGGCTGTAAACTCATGAACACCTAGTGTAATGAAAGTAGCGACATTGTCGTTTAATACTGTTTTTTGAATTGGGCTTTTGAATGTAACCAACATTGGCAGAATGGTGTTTTCTGCTGTATCAATAATTCCATTTAGGTAAGTATCGTCATACAAGGCAGATGACACACCAAGCACAGATCTCAACTCGGTGGCTGTGATTATGGTTGGCATGTCATCTCCTTACTCCCATTAAAGGATGCCTATGATCGGGAGCAACCATAGGCACTCAATTAAATTACGGT